CCCACCACCCAACCGAACCAGAGCACCGCGACCCCACCGGCCGCTGGCACCGAGGTCAAGACCGGCGAGCAGCCAGCCGCGACCAAGACGCCGGAGACCGCTGGCGAGCAGCCCAAGCCCTACGAGCTGAAGCTGCCCGAGAAGGCCACGATCGACGCCGCCCTTGCCACCGAGTTGTCCGCCCTCGCCCACAAGGCAGGCATCAGCCAGGAGCATGCGCAGTCGGTCGCCAACTTCATCGACCAGAAGGCGTCCGCCTTCCTCGAACAGGTCAAGGCGCAGCAGGTCGAGGCGCACCAGAACCAGGTGAAGACCTGGGACGAAGCGCTGAAGACCGACAAGGAGATCGGCGGCGAGAAGATCCAGGCCAACCTGGACCTCGGCCGTCGCGCGCTGGAGAAGTTCGCCACCCCAGAGGCGATCACGTTCCTGCGCGACAGCGGACTCAACTCGCACCCCGAGCTGGCCCGCATCTTCGTCCGGATCGGCAAGGCGATGGGCGAGGACACGATCGCCACCGGCAACGGCGGCGGCGGGAAGTCCGACGAACAGATCCTCGCCGAGCGCTACCCGAAGATGGCCCAGAAGTCCGCCTGAACCAACCAACCACGTAAGACAGCCCTCGCGGGCTGCCGGAGTCTCCCATGGCCGCAATCGGCAACACCCTTCCCACCCTGGTCGATGTCGTCTCCCGGATGAACCCGGACGGCTCGATCGCCAAGGTCGTCGAAGCGCTCCAGAAGCGCAACCCGATCCTGAACGACATCCCCGTCTTCGAGGCCAACCAGGCCACCGGCGACATCTTCAGCGCCCGTACCGCGCTGCCGTCGCCGACCTACCGCAAGTTCAACCAGGGCGTCGCGCCGACCAAGAGCGTCACCGAGCAGGTGACCGAGGCGTGCGCCATGCTTGAGGCCTACAACAAGGTCGACTGCGGCCTGGCGGCCCTCAACGCCAACGAGATGGCCTTCCGCGCGTCGGAGGACAACGCCTTCCTCCAGGGCTTCAACATCGAGATCGCGCAGGGCATCTTCTACAACTCGACCACGACCAGCCCCGAGAAGTTCCACGGGCTGTCGCCGCGTCTCGCCGCCACCGCCGGCAACGTCGCCAGCGGTCAGATCATCAAGGCCGACTCGACCGCGTCGGGTTCGGACCAGGCCAGCATCTGGCTGGTCGGCTGGGGCGAGGACACCGTGTCGGGCATCTACCCGCGCGGCCACAAGTCGGCCGGCTTCGAATCCGAAGACCTCGGCAAGCAGCTGACCAAGGACGCCAGCAACAACGACTTCACCGCCTGGGTGACCCACTACATGTGGAAGTTCGGCGTCCGCGTGAAGGACTACCGCTACCTGGTGCGCGTCTGCAACATCGACACCAGCGCGTGGAAGGCCGACCTGTCGGCCGGCGCCGACATCGTCAGCTCGCTGGTCGATGCGGTCCACACGATCTACAACACCGAAGGCATCACCCCGCGGCTCTACATGAACCGCCAGGTTGCCTCGATGCTGAACAAGCAGACCGCCCGCCGCAGCGGCAACGACATGATGAACTGGGTCAAGGCCGAGGACCTGGGCATGAAGGGCACCGGCGGTCTCGGCACCCCGCTCATCCAGACCTTCCTGGGTGTGCCCATCCGCGTCACCGACGCGCTCACCATCACCGAGGCTGTGGTGTCCTAACGGTCACCCGCTCAGAACCCAAGAAAGACACACAGCCATGATGATCGACAATGCCCTGGCCGTCAGCAACGCCCAGGTGATCACCGTCACCGGCAACTCGACCGACTACATCGACGCCCTCGGCTCGCTGAACGTCGCCGGTGGCCAGCTGGAGACGCTCCGCTTCGTGCTAAACGTCTCGGCCGTGTCGGGCACCAGCCCGACCATGACCGTCAACCTGGTGGGCGCCGACGACTCCGGCTTCTCCACCAACAAGGTGACGATCGGTGGCATCAGCACCAACATCACCGCGGTGGGCAACTACCGCATCCCGACCGCGAACGTCGGCCGCAAGCGCTACTACCGCCTGGAATACACCATCGGCGGCACCACGCCGAGCTTCACGGTGACCCTGTGCGTCGTCGCCGACGACGAGGCCCGCCAGACCCCGTAAGGTCATCCCTCGCTCGCGTGAGGTTTCCGACCCCCTGGTGCTGTGGTGGCGCCAGGGGTTCGGTGTCGACAGCCGCACCCACCACCAAGGACGCCAACCCCGTGAAGTTCCTGCTCCGCTCCAACGCCTACATCAACGTCCCCACCCACCTGGCCAATGATCCGCCCGAGTTCATCCGCCAGATGCCGACGCTGGTCAAGGCCGAGCCATCCGCGCCCACCGTGCTGGAGTTGTCCGACGACACCAGCCTCGACAACATCAGTTCGAAGTGGGAGCCGCTGGACGATGCGGCCAAGGATGCGCTGGCGCGCCTGGATGCCAAGCGCGAACAGATCCGCGCTGCGGCCAAGCCGCGCAAGGAAGGCGTCGATGAACTGGCCCTGCTGTCCGTCGCCGCCCGTGCCCCCGAGGCCGGCACCGTGCTCGACCAGCTGAAGGCCCTGCCCGAGGCCGAACGCGCCAAGGTCCTGGCCGCCATCGCCGCCGACAAGACCAAGGCCGAGGCGGACGCCGCCACCGCTGGCACCATGTCGGGCGCGATCGCCAAGCAGGGCGCAGCCCAGAAGCCCAAAGCGTAAGCCATGGCCCTGCCGATCCTCATCTGTTCGGCCCAGGGCGTCGGCAACTCGACCCCCGCCGTCGCCTGCCAGGGCGAGCTGACCTTCACGTTCTCGGGCGTCGCTGGTGGAACCACGCAGTTACAGGTCTCGCCTGACGATGGCGCCACCTGGATCAACTACGGTGCCGCCCTGTCCGCCGATGGCGTCCTGGTGGCCAACATCCCCACCGGTGCCCAGGTTCGCGTATCCGTCGCCACAGCCGGCAGCGTCACATGTCGCGCCGGCATGTGGGACGTTCACTAGATCACCGCCGAGGCCTGACCGCCCTGGAGTAACCGCATGCCCCTGTCCGCAGTCCAGATCAGCAACCTGGCCCTGGCGCGCATCGGCATCCTGCAGGGCATCGACGACCTGGACGAGGCCAGCGACGAGGCCCGCGCCTGCAAGCTGGCGTTCGATGCGTGCCTGGACGGGCTGATGGAGGCGCACGACTGGCCCTTCATCAGCAACCGCACCGCCGGCCTGGGCCTGGTCGAGACGGACCCAAGCGACGCCTGGGCGTACAGCTATCGCCTGCCGTCCGATTACCTGATGGCCGGCAGCCTCGGCGATGGCATCCCCTTCACCCTGAGCAGCGACGCCACTGGCGGTCTGCTGCTGACCAGCATCAACCCGGCCACGCTCACCTACCGCGCCCGCATCACCGACACCGCCCTGCTGCCGCACGGCGTGGCCATGGCGCTGGTCGGCCGCCTGTCGGTCGAGATCGGCCCGGCCCTGTCCCGCTCCGACGCCGTGGTCGCCCGCGCCCAGCAGCGCGCGACGATGGACCTGGAGACCGCGCTGGCCAACCGCCAGAACGAGCCCGAGCAGAACACGCACCGCGAGGCGGAAGCCATCAGCGGGCGGGAGTAGCCCATGACTTCCGTTGCCCAGCGATCCTTCGCCGGCGGCGAGATCGCCCCCGCACTCTACGGCCGAGCAGATCAGGCCAAGTACGCCACCGGCGCGCGCAAGGTATACAACTTCATCGTCCAGCGCTTCGGCGGGGTCACCAACCGCAGCGGGTCCAAGCTGGTGCGCGAGGCGGTCGGCAGCACCGCCGGCAAGACCACCCGCCTGCGCCGCTTCGTCTACAACGACGCGAACACCTACCAGCTGGAGTTTGGCGACTTCACCCTGCGCCTGATCCAGAGCGGGGTCGGCATCACCGTGTCGGGCTTGGCCGCATGGTCCGCGGTCACCACCTACGCCGTGGGCGACCTGGTCAGCTCGGCCGGGGTCAACTACTACGCCAAGACCGCCAGCCTGAACCTGACGCCGGCCAGCAACCCGGCCGCCTGGTACGCCATGCCGGCGGACGGGACCTACGAGATCCCGACGCCCTACGCCCATGCCGATGTCCGCCGCCTGCAGTTCACGCAGTCGGCCGACGTGATGACCATCTTCCACCCGTCCTACCCGATCCAGGAGCTGCGCCGCTACAGCTCGACCAAGTGGATCCTGGCCGCCGCCGCCTTCACCCCGTCGATCAGCCGGCCGACCGGCTGCAGTTCGACCATCGGCGGGGCCGGCGCGCTGTCCTTCCGCTACCGCGTCACCGCCGTGCTACCCGACACCTTCGAGGAGTCGCTGGCCGGGCTGGAGACGACCAAGGCGATCACCGGCGCGACCCAGGCCAACCCCTGCGAGCTGACCAGCGTGGCGCACGGCTACAGCACCGGCGATGAGATCACCATCGCCGGCGTGGTCGGCATGACCCAGCTGAACGGCATCACGGTCACGATCACCAAGACCGGGGCGAACACCTACACGCTCGACGGCATCAACTCGACGGCCTACACCGCCTATAGCTCGGGCGGCACGTCGGCGCGCACCTACGCCCGCATCGACAGCGCGGCAACTCCCACCGCGGCGGCTCCCAACATCATCAGTTGGACCGCGGTCAGCGGCGCCCTGGAGTACAACGTCTACAAGGAGACGAACGGGGTGTATGGGTTCATCGGGACGGCCCGCGGCACCACCTTCAAGGACATCAACTACCAGCCGAGCGGGAACACCAACCTGGCCACCCCGGCCACCGTCTTCGAGGCCGCCGGCAAGTACCCCCAGACCGGCGACTACGTCCAGCAGCGTCTGGCCGCCGCCGGGGCGAACAACACGCCCGAGGCGATCAAGCTGTCGCGCACCGGCGTCTACCACGACTTCAGCACCAGCAGTCCGCTGCAGGACGACGACGCCATCGGCTTCAGCATCAACGGCGAGGAGGTCAACGAGGTCCGCCACATCGTGAACCTCGGCAAGTGCGTCGTCTTCACCAGCTCCTCGGTGTGGTCGATCGACGGCGACAGCGACGGCGTGATCCGCCCGACCGCGATCAACCCCAACCAGCTGAGCCGGCGCGGGGCCAGCTACCTGCGCCCGGTCGCCATCGGCAACAGCCTGATCTACGTGCAGGCGCGCGGCACCATCATCCGTGACCTGCAGCTGGACCTGGTCGAGGGCCAGAAGGGCAAGGACCTGACCATCTACGCCCAGCACCTGTTCGACGGCTACAGCGTCGTCGCCTGGGCCTATCAGGAGAACCCCCACAGCGTGCTCTGGGTCGTCCGATCGGACGGCAAGATGTTGGGCCTGACCTACGTCAAGGAGCACGACGTGTGGGCCTGGTTCGTCTGCGAGACGGACGGCCGCTACCTGGACGCCGAGACCGTGCCCGAGGGCGACGAGGATGCCCTGTACGTCGTCACCGAGCGCACCATCAACGGCACCGCGCGCCGGTTCGTCGAGCGCTTCGCATCGCGCCGCGTCACCAACGTGGCGGTCGACGCGTTCTTCGTCGACTGCGGCGGCACCTACGACGGCCGCAACACCACCGCCACCACGATGACTTTGTCGGGTGGGATCACCTGGGCCTACACCGAGCCCATGACCCTGACCGCCAGCGCGGCGCAGTTCATTGCCGGCGATGTGGGCAACGACTACATCCTGACCATCGGCACGGATACCCTGCGCTGCCACGTCCGCGGCTTCACTGACTCCACCCACGTCACGATCGAGCCCGAGCGCAACGTACCGGCCGCCTTCAGGGGTGTAGCCACCGCCGTATGGTCGCGCGCCGTCAACCAGGTGGCCGGGCTGTCCTACCTGGAGGGCAAGTCGGTCGCCATCCTCGCCGATGGCAACGTGGTCGCCAACGGCTTCGACGATCCCAAGATCCTGGTGTCCGGCGGTATCGTGACCATCCCGACCCCGGCGGCCGTCATCCATGTAGGCCTGCCCTACCTCGCCGACCTGGAAACCCTCGACTGGGAGGACCCCAGCGCCGAAACCCTGATCGACAAGAAGAAGCTGGTCCAGGGCGTCACCCTGCTGGTGCAGGACACCCGCGGCGGCTGGGCCGGCTGCCCCAAGGTCGCCGACGACGGCACCGCCGCCTGGCTGTCCAAGTACATGAACGAGATCAAGCAGCGCGCGACCGAGAGCTACAGCCAGCCGACCGCGACGCGCACCGGCACCTTCGAGATCAACACCGCGGGCACCTGGGGCGAGAAGGGGCGGATCCTCATCCGCCAGCGCGATCCCCTGCCCATGACCGTCCTCGCGGCGATCCCGCGCGGCAAGATCGGAGGCTGACCCATGGGAGCAACCGCAGCTGTCGCCATGGGCGTCGGCACCGCCGTCAGCGTCTACGGGCAGATCGCCGCCGCGCAGGCGAACAAGAAGATCAACGAATACAACGCCAAGATGCTGGACGCCCAGGCCACGGACGCCATCGCCCGCGGCGAGGAGGCGGTCGGCCAGGTGCAGCGCGAGGCCCGGCAGCTGACCGGAGCCCAGCGCACCGCCATCGCCGGCCAGGGCATCACCCTGGACAGCGAGACCGCCCAGGCCATTCAGGCCGACACCGCGGCCACGTCCCTCCGCAACGTCCGCACCGTGCGCAGCAACGCCCTGCGCGAGGCGTGGGGCTTCAAGGCCCAGGCGCGCGGCGCCCGCCAGGCCGGCGGCTACGCCTACCAGGGCGCCATGATCAACTCGGCGGGTTCCTTGCTCACCGGCGCGGCCCAGACTGTGGCGATGGCGCAGGACTACCAGTACCGCGGCAAGGGAAACTGACATGCCCCGCGTGCCCACCGACAACCGCCTGATCCAGACCGCGGCCATGCCCGGCGTGCAGCGCCAGCAGGTCAGCCCCGACGCCTTCGGCGCCGGCTTCGGCCAGGACCTGCAGCGCACCGCCAGCATCGTCCAGAACCAGATCCTGGCCCCCGAGTGGGACCGGGCCAACCGGGCCAAGGTCGACGACGCCGCCACGAAGCTGGCCGCCAAGCGCATCGACATCACCAACCGCCTGAAGCAGGCCCAGGGCGAGCAGGCCTTCGAGGTCGCCGGCCAGCTCGAAAAGGAGTTCCAGGCCACCATCGACGAGGCCCGCGGCGGACTGGTCAACCCGGCCCAGCGCGACGCCTTCGACGGCGAGGCCACCCGCCTGCACCTGGGCCTGACCGAGGCGATCGACAACCACGTCCTGGCCCAGGGTGAGATGGTCGCGCAACAGAAGGCCGAAGCGCGCACGTCGACCATGTACCAGAGCGCGGTGCAGAACCGCGACGACGAGGGCGCCGCCTGGCGCGACCTGCAGGACGCCCAGGCGACGATGGAGACCTACGCCCGCAGCCGTGGCGTGCCGGTCGAGGCGCGCGACGCCCAGCAGGCGGCCCTGCGCTCCAAGTTCACCGCCGACACCATCGAGGCCCTGGCCGACGACGGCAACCACCTGGGCGCCCAGAAGTGGCTGGAGGGCTACCGTGAGCAGCTGAAGAACCCCGCCGACCTGGCACGGGCCGAGCGCGCCACCAAGGGCGCCACCGTCCGCGGCGAGTCGCAGCGCATCGTCGACGGCATCCTGGCCAAGACCGGGGCGGACGGCAACCCCGTCACCCTCGGCGACGCCATGGCCGAGGCGGCCAAGATCACGGACCCCATGCTGCGCGCCGCGGTCGAGGAGCGCGCCGTATCGATGCTGAACCTGCGCGAGAAGGCGCGGGATGAGCAGCAGACCAACCTGTTCACCGAGGCCTACAAGATGGCCAAGGACGATCCGCGCGGCATCGACGCCGTGCCGCTGTCGACCCTGCAGAACCTGGACCCCAAGTACCGCGAGCAGCTGGCCGCCTGGGCCGTGCGCCAGGCCAAGGGCGTCGCTCTGCCCTGGCAGGTCTCCAAGGCCAAGCGCTACGAGATCGAGGCCGCCGCAGCTACGCCCGAGGGCCGGCAGCAGTTCGCCGCGGCCGACCTGCGCCCCCTGCTGACCCAGCTGAACGAGGACGACTTCAACGCCTTGTCCAGCCTGCAGCAGGATGCCCGCAAGGGCGGCGCTGACGCCGCCTGGCTGACCTCCCGCGAGGACGTGGTCAACGAGGCCCTGGCCGGCATGAAGATCGACCCCCGCCCCTACGTCACCAAGGACGGCGAGACCACCCCCAACGAGCCCGCCATCGGCTTCCGCCGCGAGGTCGAGACCGAGGCCAACGCCATCGCCGCCGCTGCCAAGCGCCAGAAGCCGACCATCGAGGACGTGCGCAAGGCGACCGACAGCGTCATGCTGCGCAAGGTGCGCCTGAACGAGTGGGGCCGCGACCCCGAGGCCGTCGCCGCCACCGTCGCCAAGGACAAGCGCGGCAACGCCTACGTCCCGATCGAGACAATCGAGCCGGGCAAGGCCCAGGCCATCCGCGACCTGATCACCAAGGCCGGCGGATCCGTGACCGATGACCGGGTCCAGCGCGCCTTCGCTGCCCGGCAGATGAACGACCGCGCGCTGTTCGATCAGATCATCAAGGAGCG